TACGAGCCACAATATGATGATTCAATTGTTGATTTTGATGATACAAGAAAAACAAGACTTACCCTACGCCAAATTAACCGTGCAAGGAAAGCAAGCGAGCTACATACAAATGAGAAGGCTGACGAACTAGACTTCGTAAGACAAATGTATGGAATAGCAGCGCAAGCAGCCGCTGCCGGTGTTTAATGGCAAAACTAGATAAGACTAGGTATTCTAAACAAGAAGCAACACGTTTAATGGAAATTAGACGCTTGGAAAAAATGTCGCATGACAAAAAAGTAGAATATGCCAAACGATCTAAACCAATAGACTTTCTTCAGAATGAAATAGTAGACGAAAGTAGATTTGCTCACAATCAAAACGCAGCGTTTGTCTTAGGTAATGGATTAAGCAGATCAAGTATAGAACCTCAAGAACTAAAAAAGTATGGACCAGTATATGGGTGTAATGCTTTGTATAGAACATTTAGATCAGATTATTTAATTGCTGTTGATGTTAAAATGATATTAGAAATTAATAAGTCTATGTATCAACAAAAAAATCAAGTATGGACAAACTATAACAAATCCTATGAAGGACTACAGCATTTTAATTATTTTCAACCTGGCAAAGGCTGGTCAAGTGGACCTACAGCATTATGGCTATCAGCACAACACAGACATAAAAGGATTTATATATTAGGGTTTGATTATAAGGGATTAAAAGATGGTCAAAAGTTTAATAACCTATATGCTGATACACCTAACTATAAAAAGTCACAAGATACTGCAACATTTTTTGGAAATTGGTTAAGACAAACCCAAAGTGTTGTAAAAGAACATGAAAAAACTCAGTTTATACGTGTTATAATACCAGATAATTATTGTCCTGAGGAACTAAATAAACTTGAAAACTACAGTACAATTACTGTAGAGGAATTCAAAAAACAGTTTGCATTGCTCTGATCTCTTCAAAACGAGTCGTTTTGAACCTATTTCTATACACTTTTTCCCTTATACGTTAAATACAATGGACAGCCTTACCATAGGTACAACAATTTATAGGAGAAAATAATGGCGAGTAACAAATTTGAAGAAATGCTCGAAAAGCTAGTCAACGAAGACAAAGCTGGAGCAGAAGAATTATTCCACGAAATAGTGGTTGAAAAATCAAGAGATATCTACGAAGGACTATTAGAGTCAGATCTAGAAGTTGATGAAACAACTGACGAAGAAGTTGATGAAACAACTGACGAAGAAGTAGATGAAGCATCAGATGAAGAAGTAGATGAAGCATCAGATGATGATGATGACAAAGAAGAAACTAACGAAGACTTTAACTTAGACGAGTTTGAAGTTGAAGGTGGTGATCCAGCAGACGATATGATGGACAAAATGGGCATGGACATGGATGGAGACGCAGAAGGCGGCGACATGGATATGGACATGGACATGGAACCAGATGCTGAAGGCGAAGGCGATGTTGAAGATCGTGTTGACGATCTAGAAGTTGCTTTAGATGATCTAAAAGCAGAATTTGAAAAAATGATGGGCGACGAAGATGGTGGCGACGAAGAAATGCCAGACATGGACGGCGAAGAAGGCGACGAAGATGAAGCAGACGAAGCAATAGCTTTTGAAGCATCAGACGAAGAAGTCGACGAAGCATCAGATGAAGAAGTTGAAGAAGCAGCAGACGAAGAAACTGACGAATCAACTAAATCAGAAGCAGAAACAATGCGTGAATATGTTGAAAAAGTAACAGCAAAAATGGGCGACAACGGTGCAAACACTAAGTCAACTGTAGCTGGTGCAAATAACATGGGCGGCACTGCTTCAAACTTGGCGCAGAATGCAGACGGCGGAAACGGCGGCACAGAAGGCGGACTAGCAGGAACATCTACAAAAGATGAAACAGCTGGTAACGTTAATGTTCCAGGCGGCAAAGCATCAAAAAGCATGAAAGCACAGCCAAAAGGCCACGGCGCAGAGAAAAAAGGCGCAGGCGACACAGCTGATAACAAGAAATCTGTTGTTGGCAAATAAGGTTAAGGAACTTTAAATGATAAACTTACGAGAGCATCTGACATTCGACCAGGCTAACATAGTCGTTGAGTCTACCGATAACGCCAGTGGGGGCAAAGATCTTTACATGAAAGGTATTTGTATACAAGGTGGAGTGCGTAACGCAAACCAACGTGTATATCCTGTAAACGAAATTGGTAGGGCTGTCAAAACTCTCAATGATCAAATCACTGGAGGATATTCAGTTCTCGGCGAAGTTGATCATCCAGAAGGACTTAACATTAACTTAGACCGCGTGAGTCATATGATCAACGAATGTTGGATGGATGGCGCAAACGGTTATGGTAAATTAAAAATTCTACCAACTCCGATGGGACAGTTAGTAAGCACTATGATACAAAATGGTGTGAAACTAGGTGTTTCATCGCGTGGTAGCGGAAACGTATCAGAAGACGGAAGTAATGAAGTCTCTGATTTTGAAATAATCACTGTGGACGTTGTGGCTCAGCCTAGCGCCCCTGGTGCGTATCCTACACCAATCTACGAACATTTAATGAATGCACGTGGAGGAATGAAGGCATACGAACTTGCACAGGCTACAAAACACGACTCAAAGGCACAAAAATACTTAAAAGAATCTCTGATTAATATAATCAGTAGACTCCAATAAAAGGAGAACATAATATGTTGGACGCACTTAAAACACTTTTTGAAAACGATGTCGTTTCTGAAGAAGTACGTGCTGAAATCGAAGGCGCCTGGGATGGCAAAATCAAAGAGAATCGTCAGCAGGTAACTGCTGAACTTCGCGAAGAATTTGCTAAGAAATATGAGCATGATAAATCAACTATGGTTGAAGCTATTGATGCTATGATCTCCGAGCGTTTAGCTGAAGAAATATCTGAGTTTGCAGAAGATCGCAAACAACTAGCTGAAGCTAAAGCAAAATATGCTGTAAAAATGCGTGAAGACGCAAAATTAATGCAAAAATTTGTTTTAGAATCACTAAAGTCAGAAGTTACTGAGCTACATGAAGATCAAAAAGCAATGGGTGATAAATTCAGTATGCTTGAGAACTTTATTGTCGATGCACTTGCTAAAGAAATTGCAGAGTTCCATGAAGACAAAAAAGATTTAGCTGAAACTAAGGTAAAACTTATAAAAGAAGCTAAAAGTAAATTTGCTGAAGTCAAAAAAGACTTTATTGCGAAAGGTGCTAACAAGGTATCGAAAATCGTTGAAACAACTCTAAAAGGTGAAATCAGCGCATTAAAAGAAGATATCAATGAAGCACGTAAGAACGATTTCGGTCGCAAAATGTTTGAAGCGTTTGCATCAGAGTACGCAACTAGTCACCTGAATGAAAATTCAGAAGTTGCTAAACTTATGAATGTAGTCGCAGTTAAAGACAAACAACTAGTTGAAGCAAAAGCATTTGCAACAAAAGCAAAAGTATTAGCTGAGTCTAAGGCGAACGAAGTTAAGCGTATGGCACTAGTCGCTGAGCGCAAAGAAACTATTGATGGATTGTTAAGCCCACTAAACAGAGCAGAACAAGAAATCATGACAGATTTACTGGAATCAGTACAAACAAACAGACTACAATCTGCATTTGACAAGTACCTACCGTCAGTAATTGATGGTAAATCTCCAGCGAAGCAGAAGGCAGTAATTACAGAAGGCACAGAAATCACAGGCAATAGAAAACAAACTAACGTTAGTTCAAAGCAAGACGATAATGTCGTTGACATTAGACGTTTAGCTGGTTTAAATTAAGGAGAAAACTATGTCAGAACTATTAGAAAGTCGCTGGCTGGATACCAAGAGCGCACTTCTTGAAGGCCTATCAGGCACAAAGAAATCTGTAATGTCAGCAACACTGGAAAATACACGTAAGTATTTGTCAGAAACTGCAGGCGCAGGCGCAACATCCGCCGGTAACGTCGCAACTCTTAACAGAGTTATTTTACCCGTCATCAGACGTGTAATGCCAACAGTCATTGCTAATGAAATCGTTGGTGTTCAGCCTATGACTGGCCCAGTAGGGCAAATTCACACACTACGTGTTCGTTATTCGGATACAGTTGGTACAGGCGCAAGCGGTACTGTAGCTGGTGAAGAAGCACTATCACCGTTCAAGATTGCTGAAGCGTACTCAGGTGCAGCAGCAGGAACAGCGGCATCAACAGCAGCACTAGAAGGTGAAGCTGGTAACAAGATGTCAATTCAAATCTTGAAGCAAACTGTAGAAGCAAAATCCAGAAAGCTATCAGCTCGTTGGACTTTTGAGTCTGCACAAGACGCACAATCACAGCATGGTATTGATGTTGAAGCAGAAATTATGGCTGCTTTGGCTCAAGAAATTACAGCTGAGATTGACCAAGAAGTACTTGGTAGCCTATATACATTAGCAGGAACAGCTGAAGCAGATACTCAGTATGATCAAGCTGGTGTGTCAGGTACAGCTACTTTCGTAGGTGACGAGCATGCTGCATTAGCAGTTATGATCAACCGCGCAAGTAACAAAATTGCACAACGTACACGTAGAGGCGCAGGTAACTGGGCAGTTGTGAGTCCGTTTGCATTAACAGTACTTCAATCAGCAACAACTTCAGCGTTCGCAAGAACAACTGAAGGCACTTTTGAAGCTCCAACTAACACTAAAATGGTTGGTACTTTAAACAATGCAATGAAAGTATATGTAAACACATATGCTGCTGATGCACAAGACGTACTTGTAGGTTACAAAGGATCAAGCGAATCAGACGCAGCAGCGTTCTATTGCCCATATATCCCACTAATGTCAAGTGGCGTTGTATTAGATCCAACATCATTCGAGCCAGTTGTGAGTTTCATGACTAGATACGGATATGTTGAGCTAAACAACACTGCAAGTTCATTAGGTAACGCAGCAGACTATCTAGCTCGTGTTAGCATTGCTAACGTAAGCTTCAGTTAAGTCGTTAAATAGAAATACTAAAATAGGCGCTACGGCGCCTATTTTTTTGACTAAATTTTCTGGTTGACTTTTTGTTTCAAATAAGGTATAAATTATACATAAACAAAAACTTATGAAACATAAACATTTAATAGTACGAGCAGAAGTAAGTAATCCTCCAATATACGAACAAACTATTACTGATTGGGCTTCTAATTTAATTAGAGACATTGGTATGAAGATTATGATGGGACCTTATGTTAAGTATTGTGATATGGAAGGTAACAAAGGATTTACTTGTGTTACTATTATTGAAACATCACACGTAGCAATACACATATGGGACGAACAATCTCCAAAACTAATACAATTAGACGTCTATACTTGTGGAGAATTAGACACACAAATAGTATTTGATGCGTTAGATAAGTTTGATCCAGTAAAGATTGACTTTAAATATTTGGACAGAGAAAACGAGTTTATTCAAGTACTAGATACTAAATAATAATACAACGTTCAGGCAACAAGCCCGGAAGTAGCATTAGCGAAGGAACGCACTTAACTTTAACGAGGAGAGTGTCATGAATTACAAAGACTTCGAAATAGCTCGCAAAAAAAGAAAAACTGAATTAGCACATAAAGCAATAATACGCAAAATGGCTGAAAATCGTTTATCTAGACCAAGAGCTGAAAAGAACATACTTAGTACAGATCCTAGATTACAAAAAATATAATATTTTGGTAAAAAAGAGGTTGACTTCTATATAGAAGTCTGTTATATTAAGTACATAAGCAACAAAAAACTAATTACTTTTTGTTTATAGTGCCAGGAAGAGGCTCCTACCAAAAGAGTCGAACTGGACTGTCCAGGGGTGGTACCCAGGCTTGGTA